TTAAATTAACATTTGGAGTTTAAATGGCTCTAAACTTTGCTAACAATAATTCCTTATCAGCAATAACAACTCTACCAGCATCTATTTCTGGTGGTGGTATGACTTTAATCTCAGAGCAAACTGCAAGTACAAGTGCATCTTTACAATTTAGTTTAGATGATAGTTATGATTCTTATGTTTTTAAATTTATAAACATACACCCTATTACAGATAATGGAGATTTTGAATTTAATTTTAGCACAGATAATGGAAGCAACTATAATGTTACTAAAACTTCAACCTTTTTTAAAGCTGAACAATATGAAGATGGTTCTTATTCAGTATTAACTTATGATGGTAGTAGAGATTTAGCACAATCTACAGGAAATCAATTTATGAATAATGCTATTGGTAATGACTCTGATCAAAGTATAAGTGGATATTTAAAAGTATATAACCCCTCATCTAGCACATTTGTAAAACATTTTATTGGTGTAACGAATGGTAGTGGAAAAGATAATGCAACAAGAAATCCATATATTGCTGGGTATGGGAACACAGTATCGCCAATTACAAATATTCGTTTTAGTATGGATAATGGAAATTTTGATGGCATAATCAAAATGTATGGAGTATCATAGTGGCATTAGTTAAGTATAACGACAATAGCATAAGTGCAATCTCTAGTGCTGGACAACTAGCAACAGGAAGCCTAGTACCTATTAAAACTTTAACTGATAGTGGCATTAGTTAAGTATAACGACAATAGCATAAGTGCTGTAACCTCTACAGGATTAGCAGAGGGAAGCCTAGTACCTATTAAAACTTTAACTGCTAGTTCTAGTTCTACATTGTCATTCGTAGATGGAAGTGATGGAGTAGTCTTGGATAGCACATATCCTATTTATAAGTTTGAATGTATCAATATTCATGCAAGTAGTGGTAATGATGGTAGTAATTTTGTATTTAATTTAAGCACAGATGGTGGTTCTAATTACAATGTAACTAAAACAAGTTCAGCTTTTCAAACTTGGCATAAAGAAGATGATACAGGTACAAGTCTTGGTTATAATACAGGAAATGATTTAGCACAATCTACAGCAGATCAAAGTTTAATTTTTGGTGGATTAGACGCAACAAATTCAGATGGTAATGGTTGTGCAGAATTATATTTATACAATCCCTCATCTACAACTTTTGTAAAACATTTTATGGGAAAAGCAGTATTAAATAGTTACCACCCATATGCTTGGAATACTTATATAGCTGGATATGGAAACACTACAAATAGTGTTGATGCAATTAGATTTCAATTAAGTTCAGGAAACATAGATTCTGGCAAAATAAAACTCTATGGAATAAAGGATAGCTAATGAGTATTATAAAATTAAATAATCAAGCTGTAAAAAACGCAACTTCATTTGGTTCTATATCAAGTTTAGGAAGTATGGTATTAATTAAAAAACTTACAGCTAGTTCTTCTGCAACTTTATCTTTTGTTGATGGTACAGATGGTGTGGTGCTAGATGATACTTATAAGGAATATATTATTTATTTTAAAAATTTACATTTTTCTAATGATTTTTGTAATTTTGAAGTTAATTTTAGAGATGGTGATAGTAATTTTGATGCTACTAAGACAACAACATTTTTTAGAACTCAACATGATGAAGCTGATACTACAACTGATTTATCTTATCAAACAGGCAGAGATTTAGCACAATCAACAGGAAATCAAACACTTGCAGAAAATATTGGAAATGGAAATGATGAATCTTTATCAGGACATTTAACAATTTTTAATCCAGCAAGTACAACTTTCGTAAAACATTTTCTTGCACAAACACAGTATTATCAAGGAAGTAATTATTCAGAAAGTGTTTTTGTAGCTGGATATTGTAATGTTACAGTTGCTATTGATGGAGTTAGATTTAAACCTAGTGCTGGAACTATAGACTCTGGAGATATTTGCCTTTATGGTATTGCTTAGAATTTTAATGCTTGAAAAGCATTGCTTAACAATTAACAATGGAGTATAAATAATTATGCCAAGACATCACAACATAAATGGGGTTCAAGTACCCTTTACAGCAGAAGAAGAAGCACAAAGAGATGCTGAAGAACAAGCATGGAATGATGGTGCTTTTGATCGTGCTATGGCAGATTTAAGACAAAGACGAGATAGCTTATTAAAAGCTACAGATTATCTTGCATTATCAGATAATACACTTTCTGCTGACATGACAACTTACAGACAAGATTTACGAGATATTACAAATGGCTTAACAACTGTTGAAGATGTTAATGCTGTTACATGGCCAACTAAACCATAGGGGTTTAAATGCAACTTTCAAAACATTTTACATTAGAGGAGTTTGAAAAATCACAAACTGCTACAAGAAAAGGTATCAAGAATAAAGCTGGTGCTGGAGAAATAAAAAACTTAGGCGATCTTTGTTATGAAATACTAGAGCCTGTAAGAATTAAGTTTGATAAGCCTGTAACTATTACATCTGGTTATAGATCAGAAGAACTATGCGAAGCAATAGGCAGTAAAAAAACATCACAACACACCACAGGAAACGCAACAGATTTTGAAATAGCTGGTGTATCTAATTTAGAAGTAGCTTTGTGGATTGAAAACCATTGTGACTTTGACCAACTAATCTTAGAGTATTACACAGGAGAAGCGAATAGTGGGTGGATTCATGTTTCGTATAAAGATGGTTCAAATAGAAAACAAGTATTAACATTTGATGGAAAATCATATACTAATGGATTACCAGAAGCTAAATGGTCTGGTGGAAAATTAACTAACTAATAGGAGTTTATTATGCCAATGGGAAAAGGAACTTATGGGTCTAAAAAAGGAAGACCACCAATGAAGAAAAAGAAAAAAGCTAAAAAGAAGAAGAAGTAATGGCCACAAAGAAACCTATATACGCTAAAGCTAGACCAAAAAGATTAGGGAAACCAAAATCTTTTAATAAAAAGTCTAAGGCTTATAAATCAGCTAAAAGAAAAGCTGATAAGAAGTTTGGCAAAAAGGTTTCTTTGTATAAAAACATATTTATTTCTCAAGCTATCAAAAAGTATAAGCCTAGAAAGAAAAAAAAATGAGTGATAAAACTGCATTACAAAAAATAGAATCTCACGAAAAACTTTGTCGTATTATGCAGAAAGCAACACACGATAAAATTCACGATCTACAATCACAAATAAATAGAATTGAAAAAATAATGCTTATTTCTGTTGGTGCATTAATAAGTTCAATGGCATATGTAATTATGCTTTTGATTGACAAAGTGTAAAGCTTTACAAAAAGCAAAAAAGAAAGTACAAGCAATAATTGTATGAATAAGAAGATCCTCGTTATCAGCGACATGCATATCCCATACCACCATAAAGATTCTATAAGCTTCTTAAAAGAAATTAAAAAAGAATTTAAACCAGATAGAATTATTAATATAGGCGATAGCTTAGACTTCCATGCTATATCAATGCACGATAGTAACCCTGATTTATATTCTGCTGGACACGAACTAAAAGAAGCTAGAAAATATGTTAAACAATTAGAGGATATATTTCCAGAAGTAACAGAAGTAGATAGTAACCATTCTAGCTTAGTTTATAGACGAGCGCTAAAATATGGAATGAGTAAAGAATTTTTAAGAGATTATGGAGATTTTCTAGGTACTAAAAAATGGAAGTGGATAGATGATTTAACACTTACAATGGGAAATGGACAAAGATGTTTTTTTACGCATGGTCGTAGTGCAGATGTATTAAAAACAAGTCAAGCTATGGGCATGAGTTGTGTTCAAGGACACTATCATACAAAGTTTGTAATATCTTGGTGGGCAAATCCTGATAATTTATTTTTTGGCATGAATGTTGGTTGTTTGATAGACCAAAAAAATATGGCTTTTGCCTATGCAAAAAATTTTAGAACAAGGTTTATTCTAGGTTGTGGAATAATCTTAAATGGTGTGCCACGATTACTGCCTATGGTACTTGACAATCAAGGTAATTGGATTAAGAAGATAGTATGACCTCAAATACATTAAAAAAGACCCTTTTAAAGAGCCATAGAGCCACGCACAGCGATAATTCTGCATTTTCTGAACAGGTTTCAGGGAATCACTATAAAAGCCTTAAAATCCAGCCTTTAGAATATTGCATGGCAAACAATTTAAACGCATGTCAAACTCATGTTATTAAATATGTTTCAAGATATGATAAAAAATGGAAAGACAAAAAAGATCAAATTAAAGATTTAAAAAAAGCAAAGCATGTAATTGATATGCAAATAGAATTATTGGAGAAAGAATAATATGTGGTTATCTTTAGTTAAGTTTGGATTAAAAACAGGTGCAGAAATCTATAAGAACAAAAAAGAAACAAAGATATTAGAATCTGTAGCTGAAAAAAAACAAATGCAAAGAGTTATTGATGGGGAGATTGAAATGGTCAAAACTATCAAAGAACATCAAGCAAACGATTGGAAAGACGAAATCGTATTGGTTTTAATTTCTATTCCTTTGTTAGTTTGTGCTTATGGAATTTTTAGCGAAGACCCAAATGTTATTGCAAAGCTAGATGCTTTCTTTGATCAAATAGATAGATTTCCTTTATGGCTACAAGGATTAATAATTGGTGGCTACAGTTCTGTTCTAGGTATAAAAGGGGTGTCAGCATTTAAAAAAAAGTAGTATAGTGTCCTAATGGACAAGATTAAAACTGATGCAGTCATTACAAATTTAGAATTACAATTAGAAACAAGTAACAATCCTTATGGCTCTTTTGTAAATTTTAAATTTATAGATACTTTCCCAAGCTTTCCAAAATTAAATGACATGATTTTTGAAATTAAAAAAAGGCATGATGTTGATTTAATTAATTATGAGTATTCTTACACAGGAATACATGAAGATACCGATTTACAATATTTTGATATTGTTAGAAACTAGGGCAGTTCAGAACCAGTTAAGGAACCACCCTAGCCAAACTACTCACTCTCGCTCATAGTTCTATTTACTAACTTCAAGGATTGTTAGTAAAATTCATTTAATCTATTAATTTCTTGTTAGCTTTTCTGTAGCTATATTATTAATAGATTGTTGCTTCAAGTTTTCACAATAGCTATGACCATTCTTCGCTTCTATTTTACAATAAAGATATATTTTTTTCTTATCAGAAAGTTGTTTTTTAACATTTTTATATCTTTCATCATTAGTAGCTTTAACTTTAGCTAACGAAACAGAAAGTGATTCGTTGGTCATTTTTTCATTAACCACATAATCAAAAACCTCTTGCACCTGATCTTTAACTTCATCATAATCTATTTCTGATTTGATAAATCTTTTATCAAGTGCGTCAAGGTATGCGATTATCCTATGAGGATCAAAGGATTGTGGTCGCATTGTGATGTATTTAGCTAACTCGTTTGACATTAACCTAGTTCTTGTTCATACATTTCTGGGTTAAAATCAGTTGCGTTTTCTTTAGCCCAATCTATTTCTTCTCTTGGACTTTCTGGCAACTTATCATCAGTAAGCTGAATACCTTGTTTAGCTTGTTGATAATTTTGTTGTGGTTGTGGTTGAGGATTATAACCAGCTTTATTAAATGGTTTAACCATATAACAAGTTACAACTTGTTCCATACCATCGCCATATTTTGTTGGCTCGTTTTGTTGCGTTTTACTACCCCATTTAAGAACATGCCCAGATCGTACATACTCTTGTACTTCTGGAGTGTTTAACCAAGTGGAAATTTCATTAATTCCATATAGCTTTTTTGTTATACTACATTGAAATTGAGCCTTTGTTGATGAGGCTTGATATTCCATTTTTGGTGCTTTGTTTCCTGTGCTATATAGCTTTAAAGAAAGCCCACAGAATGGTAGTCGTTGCGTTTGCATTTGTGTCATGTTTTATCCTTATTGTTTCTGTTTTTGTTTTTTAGGTTTATTACTTTCCATAGCTAACATCATATATTTAGCACCAAGAAAAGCATTAAACATTTCTTTATTTAAAGGAAGTTCCTTAACTTCAATCTTGCTATCTTTTTTAGGCAATCTAATAATTAAACCTTTAGCAATTTTTTGTTTAGTTTCTTCCTCGTAGGCATACTTATATGCATTCAACTGTAATGTATAATCAAATGATATATGATTACTTGTTTTAATATCTGCTAAAACAAGATTGCCTTTCTTGTCCTTTAGAACAAGATCAAGTGTACCAGCATAGTTGTGTTTTTTAGAAAATATTTTTTTCTCTAATTCAACTACTTGATATTCTTGGGTTTTCCACCAATCTAAAAATAACTGAAAGCAATTAACAACTGCTTTATCAGATTGGTTTGGAATTTTTTTACCTTGTAGAAAATCTTCTATCAAGCCATGTACTACACTTCCAACTAACCCAGCATCATCTTTGATCTTGTCAGTTTTATTTGTAGCTTGATGTATTATTCTTTCAAGGGATACTCTGTCTAATGTTTGACCACTATCCATAATATTATTAATTGAATCTTTTATCTCTCTTATAGGAGTATAAACTAACCAATTAACCAATTGAGGTTTTGGAATACCTTTACCACATATTCCTGTTACACTTTCAACTTTCTCGCCATTGAAATAATAGATATGGTTTTGATCATCAAAGTCTAACTCAATACCATTTTTTAATTTATGTTTTATATACATGTTTTCCTTTTTAGTTAAGACGCTCTATTAATTGTGTAATATCATATCTATAATATTTAGATAGACAAAACAATTTAGAAACATCAGTTTTTATACCTTTCTCAAATTTATATAAATCAAATATTGAGTTAAAGTACACTGGGTTATCTTCTACTACTGCCTCAGCAGTAATATCTTTATTAAGTCTTACATTTTTAAATTTAAGACCTATTATCTGGTTTAAAAGTTTGGCATTAGGTTTTTTCTTAAAATCCTCTACCATTCCTTTAACCATATAATCTGTTTTGACTTGCTTATTCATATTTTCCTTTCTAGTTTAAAATAGAATGACCACGATTTATTAAACACTTTCTAGTCAAAGATTTGTATTTAGTTTCCATCGTAGGACTTACACTCCAATATAAAATATTGCTAATAAAATTACTATTTTTTTTTGCAATACTTTCACAATGTTGTAAATCGTTAGTTAATTCAACTGCTTGTGATTTATCAAAGGTACCACTACGACCAGCAGTATCAACAATGGGCTTGTAGCTACAAGCGTGCAACAACATTATTACGCATAACATTTTCTTCATATTTTTTCCTTTCTAGATTAAGCTTTTTCATATATTCTTTCATGGTCTTAGCTTCTATCTTGTCCATTAATTCCATAACTTCTACAAAGAAGGGACTGTTATCTCCAAATTTCCAGCCTTTTCTTATAGATTCATGATATATAAATCTAAGCCTTTTTTGTTTTATCAAGTCCATCTTTAGCTACCTCCATATCTAGTTTAACTAAGTCTTGTTCAGCTTTAGTTATTTTTTCATTTAAGATTTGTTTAAGATCATAAAGAGTATATAGTCTTTCAACTATCTTTGCTCTTTTAGTTAGTTCTTTAAACTCTTTTACTAAACTCATATTATTACTCCTATAATAAATCCAACTACAAAGCATAACCACTCTCGTCTATAATAAAGTTCTAACGCTTTCCAATCAGATTTTGATTTTCCAAAAATTAACATATTGTCCTTTCTTGGTGGGGCTATTAACCCCACCGATTTGTTTATTTATACTCTAGCTTGTATTGGATTATTTGAAAAGATAATCAAGCCACCAAGTTCTTGTAAGAACCTTGCTCTGTCATCTGATTTTTCTTCGTCATTAGCTAGATTAGTTACAGCATTAGCTAAGTCATATTTAGAAGTTACAAATGTTTCTCCTACATAATGATTTAACCTTTCAAAGATACCAGCGCGCTCAACATCAGATAAACCATGTTTTTTAGACAATACTTCTATTTGATGTGAGTTGATTTTTTTCTCAGTAGCTTCTTTTAACTTATCAAGGTTTTCCTGAAATAATTCAGGGTTACTGATAAGTTCTAACTGCTGACCCATTTTATCAACTATAGTTTTCCACTGCTCATCATTATCTACATCAATAATCATTTTACCAACATGCTTAGCATAGAACTGATTTAGATATTCTGGTGCAACCATACCATTAGTACATACTAATCTATAAATAAATGGTTTAACAATTAATGAGCCACCACCTATTTCAGAATTAGTAATAGTAATACCACCTTGAACAAAATCGCCTTCAACTACCTCGCCCTCAAGCTTTGGTAAAACAGCAGTAATGTTCATGGTATCTCTATCGTAATGTGCATACTTTAACTCAGCACCCATATCCATTAGCCTTTCTAATGAAGCATTAGCAACTACATCGCTATCAATTCTTTTATAACGATTAGTCAATACTGCTCTACACTCATTAATAGGTTGTTGATCATAAGTTCTAAGCATTAGTTCTCTATTCTTATTATTCTTAATCCAAAAATTAAGATTATGAGCAACTAAATCTTGGCTTACAGGTAAGCATTTTGAAATATACCTATGACCAATTTTTAATTTACTACATAAGTTATTAAGAGAACTATCGTTTAGTACATATTCTCCTTGTGATAAATGATCTACCTCTATACTAGGATAAACATAATCATTTGTATTAACTTTCATGCCTTTAAGATCAACAAGATAATCTCTTTTGTTTTTTGTATCTTCATTGATGTTATTTAGCATTTCTTTTATGTCTTGACCTTTTTTCATTGTGTTTCCTTTACTAGTTATTGTTAATATTAATCGAAAATGTTTTGTCGTTAAACAAGTCCGAAGTTATTGGTTGTCCTTTGGAAAACCAAATTCTACATGTTAAGCCATAAATACTTTCATCATAAACTTCAAAAGTATTATCATAGAGTTCTGGCTTAAGACTTAAAAGATAATCAGAAAATTCTTCAACTGATTTAAACTCTTTAGTAATTTGTGTATTTTTATTAATTATATTTACACTTCTTGGTTTATTTTCTTCTGATATTTGCATAAGTATCCTTTCTATATTACTAAGTATTTACCAGTACGAACTTTAGATTGTATTGAGATAGTATGACCTAAGTCAGTTTTTACACTTTGACCAACATTAGTATCCCAGATTTTTTTAGCTAATACTTCAGCATCGTTTAAGAAGCTATCATAATCGCTACCAACTAACCAACATAATTCATCTCTACAATAATTAAATAAATCTTGTAAAGTTCTAAAAGATTTTACTTTAACTAAATTATGCGTTTTAATATTTAATCTAATCATTATTTAACCTCATTATTAAATTGAATTTGACTAACATGAAAGACAGGATAGCTTCTATATTCTTCTTCTTTACCATCTTGAACTTTTCTAACTAAACGAGCAACTGATTTGCTTCCTTTAATTATTTTAGCTTTCATTTTTCTAGCTTGATTAAAAGTACAAAAACCACCTTTTAAATTAGTAGCTTGTAACTTCTCAAGGTTAATGCCTTGGAAAGATTTTTTAGTATATAAGTTATAGTACATTTTTTTTCTCCTAGTTATAAAGAGGTGACTGCCTCGTCAGTAATTACCCATCACAGTAACTATACAATAAATTGTTTCGGCTTAAAATTTCTAGATCGTAGGTCTTAACACACACTCTCTGAGGCTCCCCTTGATATTAACGAAACAACTTATTTCTGAAGCAAAACTTAGAATTACTTACCAAGGCTCTGAACCGATTTTTATGCGTTTATAGAAGAGTACCGATTAAACATATTCTATATATAAAAACTATGCTAAAAATACGATTAAAAGTAAAGAACTATCTTTTGAGTAAATACTCGGCTTTTTAAGATAAATATAAAAAAAAAGTAAAATTTTATTCTTACTACTAAGGGTTTAATAAGTAATAGTTGATTTAATGTTCAAATCGGTTATTAATAAAGTTGAGTGTATTCATTATGCTCCCTTTCTAGTTATAAATGGGGAAAGTTTATACCGATTTCTTTCCCCACTAACTCACAGGAAAAACACATGGATAATAAACTAAGAATAGCTTCAATGCTTGTTGCTCATAGGTATGCAAAAAATTTAACACAAGTACAAGTATCAAAAAAAATAGGTGTTACATTTCAGCAAGTTCAAAAGTATGAAAGAATGATTAATAAAATTACATCTGATAAATTAATTGAGTTTTGTAATTCTTTAGATGTTAAATTACAATCATTTCAAGATGGCGATCCTTTTCAAGTTTTAGATGGTGCTGATATTTCAATTTTAAAAAAAGAAAAAGCTTTAAGCATAATTGAAATACTATTTAGCAAATATGAAAAGCCTTTATTATTAACTAAAGAGATGGAGATGACAAATGATCAAAGTGCAAGTAGATAAAGTATGGCTAGGCAAAGTAAGTGTAAGAGATTACATTTATAAAAAAGCTTTAAGATTAAAAGAATCTTTAGGGATTGTTCATGGTAATGAATATATGTTTATACCTTATGAGAAATTAAAATCTGCTAAAAGTTACACAGAAAATTCTTTTAAAAGTAAGTTTAATGGAAAAGAATATAAGCTTGTGGATTTTGATTGGAAGCCTTATAAAGAAACTAATACGAACCAAAGGAGTTTATTATGAGTGGAGAAGATTTTTTAGATATTCCTAAAACTGATGAAACTCAACAATCAACACCAGAAGAATATTATTTTTCAAAATCTAAAAACCAATGGATTATGGTTTCTGATATGTCAGATATGCATGTTCGTAGAGCCTTTAAAAGATTATTAAAAATGATAAGGCTTGGAACATTAGTAGAACTTTCTGATTATAATGGAGATACTAATAATAATGAAATTCAAGTAGAATTAAATGCTATTGAAAATCATGTTTTTAAAATAAGAGATAAGTTAAGTGGCTGAATTAAGTAATATACATTTTGAAATTATAGATAGAAATAGACATAGAAGATATGAACAAATGAAAAAGCAAGACAAAGAAAGATTTGAAAAGTTAAAAAGAATTGGTTGTATTGCTTGTTCTAAAAAAGGTTTATTTTCTGAACCTATAATTCATCATATTAGAAAACATACAGGATTAGGATTAAGACCACCACACGATCAAACTATTCCTTTATGCCCAGAACATCATAACATGGGAAATGAATCAGTACACTTAAACAAAACAAAATTTGTAGAACTGTTCGGATCAGAACTACAATTATTAGACGAAGCTAACCAAAAAATCAAACAACTAGAAAAGGAAAGTATATTTTATGACAAAGGAAACGAATAAATTTCATGCATTACAATTATTTACAGATACATTTACTGCTGAAACAGTACATTTAAGCAACTCAAAAGTAGGAATATATATTAAATTATTATGTTTTGCTTGGACAAAAAATACTAAACCATTTAAAACTGAATCAGCATATAGAATATGTCATTGTAAAGATGATGACTGTAGATTAGATGTTGACGAAGTATTAGGAGAATTTTTTAAAGTTAATCCAAAAGAAGATACTTGGACACATAAAAGATTAATACATGAACATGCTTATTTAACCGATAAATATCAAAGAAAGTCAGAAGCTGGTAAAAAAGGTGCAGAAGCAAGATATTCTGCTAATGGCAACATCATAGCACCTATACCTATTCCTAAACCTATACCTACATATAAAATATATGATCAATCATTTGAAAAACTATGGAAAGAATTAAAAATCAAAAGAGGATCAAAATTTAAAGCTTATAAAGAATTTAATAAAATTAATATTGAAGAAATTACCAATGAACAAATTGTAAGGATTTATAACAACCAAATTAAAGGTATAGAAGAAAAAAAATATATCCCTCATTTTGCAACTTGGTTATCTCAACGAAGATGGGAAATCGAAGAAGATAACGATATGCCAGATTTAGTTGATAGGCTTAAAAAACTAGGTTATCAACATTTAGGTAATGAGGGAAATTTTGAAAAATTTACCAAAGATGGCAAAAACTATAAGATTGATATTTATGATGAAAAACATCAAATGCAATTAGTTCAATGATGGCAATATTAAGGATTTTTAAGTATTGCAGAAAAAGAATTATTGCATTAAGTATCGAGAATAGACAATTAAAAATGCAATTAGAATATCTTAGAGCCACATTATACCAAGATGAACATACAAAGCATTAAATATGGCAGAAAAAAGATACAAGTCAGGTTTGAAATATTAAAAAATCTATATGGATATTTTGAAACAGAAAAAGAAATACTTGTGATTGATAGTAGAGTAAAAGGTTTAAGATTATTTAATACAATAATGCATGAATTATTTCATTTAATAATACATTATTCAGGAATTAAGGTGCATGACAAAGGAGAAGAAACTATTGCACAAGTAGTAGGAGATGGCTATGCAAAGATATTTAAACAAAACCCTAATCTTTGGAATATTTTAACTAAACTTATAAAAGGATAAATAATGGAAATACAAGAAATTAATATTAATGAAATTAAACCATACAAAAATAACCCTAGAGAAATCTCAAATGAAGCTATTGAAAAAGTTGCTAATTCTATAAAAGAATTTGGAAACAATCAACCTATAGTAGTTGATCAAAACAATATTATTGTTGTTGGTCATACTCGCTGGAAAGCTTTAAAACAACTTGGAAAAGAAAAAGCTTTTATTATTAAAAAACAATTTCCTAAAAATAAAGCTATTGCTTATCGTATAATGGATAATAGATCAGGAGAACAAAGTAAATGGGAAAACAAATTACTTAAAGAAGAATTAAGTGTTTTAAGTAATGAAGAATTTGATTTAGATTTAACAGGGTTTGACGCAGAAGAATTAGACCAATATTTTTTTAAAGATGAAAAAATAATAGAAACTAATATTGATACATCTTTTGATGGAAGTATAAATGATGTTAAAATGGTTCAATTATTTTTTAACCCAGAAGATGAAATAAAATTTAAAACAGCAGTTGAAAAAATACAAAAAAAATACAACCTTGAAAATATAAGTGATTCAGTAATTAAAGCAGTATTAAATGAAGCAGATAACTGTTAAAGAAGTTTTAGATAAAGAACAAATTAAATCCTTAGAGGGTAAATTTATTAATGAAAGCTATATTAAACACCCTGTAATTAAAGAAGATACTATTGTTAAAAATGAACAAGGAAAATTAGTATTAGTTTTTAAAAAAAAAGCTATACCACAAGATATTGTAGATTCTAGTCGTTTAGCATTTAGAAAAGCTATAAGTGGTGGCTCAAATAATAGAGGCATGGCTTCTGGTAATGTTTCTGATATTTATAAAGTAGGCGACAAAATTGGAACAAGAACTATTGGAAAAGTTTTAAAAAATAGATGGTATCCATTATTACCTAATGGAAAACTTTCTAAAACAAGCTATGGTTTAAATGTTTTAAGTAGCACAATAGGTTTTAATGATAGATACCCTAGGATTCCATATTGCAGAACATCAGCATTTGCACAAAAAAATTTAGAAGCTTATAAACAAACATTACCATATATTGCTGGTGTAAATAAAATTTATGAAACTTACGCACCTTATCATTATAAACTTCAAAAAAAATTAGCTGATTTAACTAGTAAAGATTTTATTATTAAAAATACTGCATTTACTACAGTAACAGTCAATAAAAATTATAGAACTGCTTGTCATTATGATGCTGGCGATTACAATAAAGGTTTTGGAAATTTAGGTGTTTTAAAACTAGGAACATATACAGGTGGTTACACAGTTATTCCAAAATATGGTATAGGGATTGATTTATCTGATAGTGATGTAGCATTATTTGATGTTCACGAGTTACATGGTAACACAGAACTTAAAAGAAAAGGATATTCTGAAAGAATTAGTGTCGTATGTTATTATAGAGAAAATATGATTTATTGTGGAGATCATAAATATGAACTTGAAAGGGCTAAAAAGGGTTTAAAAACTAAGTTTAATGAAGAAGAAAAAATTAAAGTAGCTAAAATATTAAAAGATAATGACTTATAATTGTATAGCCATTGGTGGTATCCCAGCTAGTGGTAAAAGCACATTAATTAACACTATTTATAAAGATTTAGATGTAAATACTAATTTTAAATCTGGCTTGATTAGAGGACATTATTTAAAAGAATATAACCTTTTAATTGTAGGGATATATAATACATTTAAAAAATTTAAAGGAACTGATTTACTATCTATGTCAGCACAAGCTGATTTTAAAAAATTAATTGATTTAAAAAAATATAACATTGTTTTTGAGGGGGATAGGCTATTTACTAATGACATATTAGAATATGTAAATCAAAAATATAAATTAAATGCAATTATACTTAAAACAACTAATCAAAATATTGAAAAAAGACATAAACAACGAAAAGATAAACAAACACAAAAATTTTTAAAGAGTAGAAATACAAAAATCAATAATATTCTAAAAAATTCTAATTTAAAAATACAAACATTTAACAATGATAATATGGAAGATATGAATAAGCTTGTATCAATGTTAGTTGCAATAATTAAAAAATTTAAGTAAAAAGGACATAATGGCACGACCAATGAAAAAAGTAGATGAAGAAGCTATCAAAAAATTAGCCCAATTACATTGCACTTATGACGAAATAGCAGAATTTTCTGGAGTATCTACAAAGACTTTACAAAGGAATTATGTCCACCTTATAAAAAAGGGGAGAGAGATGGGCAGAATAAGTTTAAGGAGAGCGCAATTTGAAAAAGCATTATCTGGGAATGTAGTTATGCAGATATGGTTAGGAAAGCAACATTTAGACCAAAGAGATAAAATAGAACAAACAACATACAACGAACCCTTGCCATTAATTATTAATGCTAAACCAGATGAAATAGAAGATGTCAAAAAAAAAGGGTAATGTATTCGGTGCAGTTATTGAGTACACTAAAACTGAAAAAGGTACATCTATTGGCAGAAGAAAAATAACAAGCACTATGAACAAACATAAACGCAGACAACAGAAAGCAAAGTATCGTGGACAAGGAAAATAAAAGAAGTAACTTCTATCCTACAGGAGAAATTATAGATTACAGTTTGCCTCAATCATTTACTAAAGCATTAAAGGGTGCATCATGTGGAGATTGTGGGCTTTATAGTAATGCTAGGTCATTTTGTGGTAGATGGGGCGCTAAAGGTGTTAAAGACACTTATGTCTGCCATGATTGGCGAAAAAGACATTTTAAAAGATAAAAACTTTAAATTTATATTGTAGTATGATATTTAGTCATCATGGCTAAATATAAGAATAAAACTGTTAAACTTAATAAACCTATGCGTGGGGATGTTAAAAAGTTTAAAGTATTCGTAAAAGACAAGAGTTCTGGCAGAGTTAAAAAGGTTAATTTTGGCTCTAAAACTATGTCTATAAAAAAACATATCCCAGCAAGAAAAAGATCGTTTATGGCTCGTATGGGTGGGGTTCTTAAAAAGGTAAGAGGACAAAAAACACTTAGTCCAGCATATTGGAGTATAAGAGCATGGCAAAAAGGTTTTAAAGTATAATGGATAAGTTTGTTTATAAATTTTTTGGCTTAATAGATAACTGCTTTGCTTGGGTAGAAAGTAAATTTAAAAAGAAAAAAAAAAAATAATTATGGGTAGGACTATGAACTATTACTTTACAGGAATGTTAATTTTAGGTTTTGTATTTCTTGCCTTATGTATGAAGCCATTATGAAAATATCTGACAATACATCTGTTGCATTACCATTAAGAAATCTAATTGCTATTATAGGTTCAGTAGCTGTTGGAGTTTGGGCTTACTTTGGTGTAATTGAAAGAGTTAATAATTTAGAAACTAAGAACCAATTATTTGAACAAGACTTATTAGAAGCAAGTTCGCAAAAACCTATAGACCAAGAACAATTTATGCTTATCGAAGACTTATATAAAACAACTGAAAAACTAGAAACTACACAAGAACAAAACATGACCAATAAAGTTAATATTGAGTTTCTTAAAGATCAGGTTGAAAAACTACAAAGAGATGTAGAAAAGTTAAAAGATAAACAAAGGGACTTTGCAAATGGAAACAATCATTAGTAGTGTCGTTGCTTTGTGTATGTTTGTAGCTGGAGAACTACAAGAGCATAGAATCCAAGATAAAATGTCAGATTGTTTAAAAGGCAAAAGACTTGCTGAAAGAACAAATACAGGAGATAACATTGAATATAAGTGTGGCAAAGTACAAGCTGAATTAGAAGAAAATATTGATGGAAGTAAGTCGATTAAAAAGATAGTATCCAAAGAATGAAATTCGTTCTAGCTTATACTATCTGCTCTGCCATTACAGGATTCTGTAATACTCCAGCAGTACACCCTGTAAAATTTGACACTTGGACAGATTGCACTAAAGCTGGTGCTACTGTTACAATTAGAGTTACTAACGAGTATCAACAAAAATTTAACGAGGACAAATTATACATATCTTACTTTTGTAATGAAAATAACCCTGACAAAACCCCAGCTTAAAGTATCATCAAGTAAAGCAAGGTTCAGAGTTTTAATATCAGGTCGTAGATTTGGTAAAACTTATTTAGCTGTAACTGAAATGATGAAATATGCGTGTCAGCCAAATAGAAGAATTTGGTATGTAGCACCTACATTTAAAATGGCCAAAGAGATCGTTTG